GGCAAACTATGCCGATGATATTGCAAATTATATTTTTGCAGCAAAGAACCCAGGTGCTTGGGCAAATGAACTTAAGGTTTGTGTAATCGACGATAAGGCAGACCAGATTCTCACTGTAGGTTCTGGGTTTACTGCAGTAGCATCTGTTGGTATGGGTATTACAACTACCCTCACCAATGTAACATCAGCCGGAATTGGAACAACGTCAAATTTCAATGGATATCTAAAGGGTATTATTACAGGTATCGGTGCTATCACTGTAGAAGTCAAAATTAACTCTATAGTTTCTACTGCAGGAGTAGAAACCCCAGTCAATTATGCTCCAAAATCACAATTACAGTCATTTAGAGCAGCAACTGGTGGTGGAAACTTAGTGGTAAATCTCATTAATAGTGCTGGAGTTAGTACAGGTGGTGCTGCTGGAATTTCAACCATCAACACTGGCACCAATCCAATTCGTGATTGGTATGATCAGCAAATTCTACAACTAAGCAATACTGCAATTTACTGGAACTCAATTGCACCAAAACCAGGTACATCTCAATATGCAGTAAACAGAAATGGAAAGAGTGATGAAATTCACGTAGTAATTGTTGATGATACTGGAATCGTTACTGGAATTCAAGGTAATCTTCTTGAAAAGCACCTTGGAATTTCCAAAGCAACAGATGCAATTTCTGCAGTCAATTCTCCACAAAAAATCTGGTGGAAAAATTATCTTGCAGTTTATTCAAACTATGTTTATGTTGGAGATAATCCATCAGATGAGTTAAATCTCAATGAACCAGTTGTAGCAACTGGATTCTCAACCGCATTTACAGAATTCACTAACGGTGAAGGTTTATGGAATAGAGACGCTCAAGATAGAACTTACAGTGCTCTTGGAAATGTAACTTATACCTTAAAAGGTGGTAAGGATTATTCTAACTCAGGTGGAATGTCAGCGACTCTTGGTGACTTGTTTACTGCTTATAATCTTTTCTCTAATAAAGATGAGGTTGAAGTTGATTACTTGATTATGGGTCCTGGACTAGGAAATAAATTTGAGTCTCAAGCAAAAGCTAATCATCTTATTTCCATTGCAAACGGAAGAAAGGATTGTGTTGCTGTAATTTCTCCACATCGTGCTGATGTTGTTGACATTACTAATTCAGACACTCAAACAGATAATATTCTTGAGTTCTTCTCACCACTTTCTTCTTCTTCTTATGCAATCTTTGATAGTGGATATAAGTACACTTATGATAGATTTAACAATAAGTTCCGCTACATTCCTTGCAACCCAGATGTTGCTGGTCTCTGTGTAAGAACTTCTATTGTTGCTTATCCTTGGTTCTCTCCTGCTGGTCAGCAAAGAGGTATTATAAACAATGCAATTAAACTTGCATATAACCCAAGCAAGGCACAGAGAGATCAACTTTATCCACAAAGAATTAACGCAATCGTTAATCAACCTGGAATTGGTATTCTTCTTTTTGGTGATAAAACTGCTCTTGGATATGCTTCGGCATTTGACAGAATTAACGTCCGTCGTCTCTTCCTTACGGTTGAGCAAGCACTTCAAAGATCTGCTCAAGCACAACTCTTTGAACTCAACGATGAAATTACAAGAGCAAACTTCAGAAACATTGTTGAACCATACCTCCGCGATGTTCAGGCAAAGCGTGGTCTTTATGGATTCTTGGTAGTCTGCGATGCATCAAACAACACTCCTGATGTTATCGATAACAATGAGTTCAGAGCAGATATTTTCCTGAAACCTGCCAAGTCTATTAACTATGTAACTCTTACTTTTGTTGCTACCAGAACAGGAGTAAGTTTTGATGAAGTTGCTGGTACTGTTTGATTTTAAATAAACACCATCAAAGGAGGAACTAAAAAATGGCACATTCAATTCAGGACTTCAAATCAGCACTCATTGGGGGCGGTGCCCGCCCCAATCTATTTGAGGTAACGATTCCATCACCACCCAATGCAGTAAATCTCACTGAAAATTTCCCTATTTTATGCAAATCAGCTGCATTACCTGCATCAAACATCGCATCAATCGATGTTCCTTTTAGAGGAAGAATTTTCAAAGTTGCTGGAGACAGAACCTTTGATACTTGGACTGTTACTATTATTAACGACCAAGACTTCCTTATCAGAGATGCAATGGAAGGATGGATGCAATCGATTGGTCAATATGCTGATGGAAGTGGTTTTACTAATCCAAACGATTATATGTGTGATGCTTTCGTTAAGCAATTTAAGAGAGGAAAGAGTAATGTAGGAAAGAATATTCCTACAGGATCTGGACTTGAAGTTGCCGCAACTTATAAATTCTTTGACATCTTCCCAACTAATATTGCTGCAATTGATCTTTCATATGACAGCACAGATACTATTGAAGAGTTCACTGTTGAATTCCAAGTTCAATACTGGACACCTTCAACTGAGGAAGCATAATAAATAGACAAAGGAACGAAGTTAAAAAAAATAAATTATGGCGAAACTTTTTGGTTTTTCGATTGAAGATAACGAACCATTATCTCCTGG